ATAAACTATTCCAAAGTGCTGTAAAAAGTTGTTCACAAGGTGGAGTAAGAGGCGGTGCGGCTACACTATACTATCCTATTTGGCATTTAGAAGTAGAAGATTTATTAGTATTAAAGAACAACAAAGGTACAGAAGATAACCGTGTAAGGCACATGGATTACGGTGTACAATTTAACAAACTGATGTACGAAAGATTAATTGAAGGTGGAAACATTACATTATTTTCGCCTAAAGATGTTCCTGAATTATACGAAAGTTTCTTTGCAGATCAAGATAAATTTAAAGAGTTATACGAAAAAGCGGAACGAATGACTAGCATTAGGAAAAAGAGTATTCCTGCTATTGAATTGTTTAGTAACTTTGTACAAGAAAGAAAAGATACAGGTAGAATATACTTGATGAATGTTGATCATGCTAATACACATGGAGCATTCATAGAAGAAGTAGCACCTATTAAACAAAGTAATTTGTGCTGTGAAATTAACTTACCTACAAAACCATTAACACATATTAATGATCCAGAAGGCGAAATAAGCCTTTGTACATTAAGTGCTGTAAATTGGGGTGTTATTAAAGACTTTGAAGAAATGAATAAAGTGTGTAAGTTAGCAGTTAGAGGGTTAGATGAATTATTAGATTATCAGCAATATCCTGTATTAGCGGCAGAACTTAGCACAATGAATAGACGCCCATTAGGCATTGGTATTATTAACTTTGCTTATTGGATGGTTAAGCACGACATGACATATCAAGAGCCTAATTTAGAATTAATTGACGAATGGGCAGAAGCATGGAGTTACAGTTTAATTAAAGCCAGTAATAGACTAGCAATTGAAAAAGGTGCATGTCCTAGTACAAACGAAACAAAGTATGGCTTAGGCATTACACCTAACCAAACATATAAAAAAGAAGTAGACGAATTAGTTAAACACAAAGAAAGACAAAACTGGAAAGAACTGAGAAAAAATCTAGTAGAACACGGAATTAGAAACTCAACACTAATGGCACTAATGCCTGCAGAAACATCTGCACAGATTAGTAATAGTACAAATGGTATTGAACCACCGCGTGGATATATCAGTATCAAACAAAGTAAACATGGCGTATTAAAACAAGTAGTACCAGGCTTTCCTTACTACAAAAACAAATACGATCTGTTATGGGATCAAAAGTCACCTCAAGGCTATTTAAAAATAATGGCAGTCCTACAAAAGTACATTGACCAAGGTATTTCGGTAAATACATCATACAATCCAGAACACTACGAAGATGAAAAAGTACCAATGAGTGTGCTAATTCAGGATCTCCTTATGTTTTATAAATATGGCGGTAAGCAGTTATACTACAATAACACATATGACGGACAGGGTGAGATTGATATCAACAAAGATGAAAAACTAGAAGATTTGCCAATGGGGGAAATCGATGATGAAGACTGTGAGAGTTGTAAAATATAATGGGCGTACTTAATACTAAATCAAAATATACAAGTAAAACTAACATGTTTTTATCTGACGATATGGGCATTCAGCGATTTGATGTTCTCAAATATAAGCAGTTTGATAAACTTACAGAAAAACAACTTGGCTTCTTTTGGAGACCTGAAGAAGTAGACATAATTAAAGATAGTAAAGACTTTAGAGAACTTACAGACTTTGAACAACATATTTTCACAAGTAATTTAAAACGACAGATACTATTAGATAGTGTGCAAGGTCGTTCACCTAATATTGCTTTCTTACCTGTAGTTAGTTTACCAGAATTAGAAACATGGATAGAGACATGGGCATTTAGTGAAACAATTCACAGTAGAAGTTATACACATATTATTAGAAATGTTTATCCTGACCCAAGTAAAGTTTTTGATGAAATGATGAATGTCAAGGAGATTATAGACTGCTCAGATAGTATAACAGAATACTACAACTCACTTATAGATTATAATTTATTAAGAGACACAGGCAGTTCTAAGTATGACGAATACGAACACAAGAAAAGAATTTGGATGTGTTTAATGAGTGTAAACATATTAGAAGGTGTTCGCTTTTATGTTTCATTTGCTTGTAGTTGGGCATTTGCTGAACTTAAGAAAATGGAAGGTAATGCTAAAATTATTAAACTGATTGCTAGAGATGAAAATGTTCACTTAGCAAGTACACAACAAATGCTAAAATTGTTACCACGCGAAGACAAAGACTTTGCTAAAATTAAAGAAGAAACATATGACGATTGTACACAACTTTTCTTAGATGCTGTTGAGCAGGAAAAGAAATGGGCAGATTACTTATTCAAAGACGGTAGCATTATTGGACTAAACGCAGAACTGCTAAAACAGTATGTAGAATACATTGCTGGTAAAAGAATGCATGCCGTTGGACAAGAAAAAATATTTAATACAGGCACTAATCCTTTACCTTGGACTCAATCATGGATCACAGGCGGAGAAGTACAAGTAGCACCACAAGAAACAGAAATTAGTTCTTATGTAATTGGTGGTACCAAACAAGATGTTGACAAAGAAACCTTCCAAGGCTTCTCACTATAATATAAATAATCACACACAGAGGAAACACATGTTAATAAATAAAGCACATACCAAAGGTGACGTTGTCACAATCAAATTAACCAGCGATACAGAAATTATTACAAGATTCATTAGTCAAGATGAAAGTGGTATTACATTTGAAAAGCCAATGGCAGTACAAATAACACAGCAGGGACTAGGATTAATGCCTTGGTTATTTAGTGCAGATGCATCAAAACAAATTACAATAGCAAATGATCAAATATTTTGTACAATGGATACATTAAAAGATCTTGCTGATCAATATGTGGAAGGCACAACTGGAATTACTTTAGCAAAGGCCTAAAGTTTAGATAAATCTAGCATATACTCTGCAATCAACAACTGCTTTTCATTTTCACTTAGTTCAGTCCTACCAGGATTATTAGGGAATACACAACAAGGTTGTACATTGTAAAAACCATTATCTACTTCGCACCATTCTCTTTTGAAGAATTTACCAGTATTATTTTTATCCCACTCAATATGAAGTTTTTCTTCAGGATCAAATAGTACAGAAAGCATGTCTTTGCCAATTTGTACATGAGCATCGCGTTGTAGCCTATCTAAATACCTACCCTTATAAAGACCAAATGCAGGAAAGGCCTCTGTATATTCTGGGTGATCGGCGTGCCATTGTTGCATTTCTTGAGAACTAGCACTATATGGTTCATACACGCCAAATCTATCAGAATAGGTGTCGCTAATCCATTGCTTTTCTATTTCCCATGGATCACTTTTATCATGCTTACCTATGCTGGCAACTTCGTTGCTGTCAACAATTTTTAGTATATTGTCGCCACCATTATATGATTTGTATGTAATATTATCTATTTCGCAGTAGATGTAACCTTCTTCTTGATTATGGTACCAATCTAGTTTCATACTAGTATTTATAATGATAAATAATATTACTATGCCAAAAGCCGCACTCAAAGGAACATCAATAGCAGGAGGCCCTGTAACATCAGGTGCGTCTAACACTAAAATTGAAGGAATTGCACCTGCCAGAAAATCAGATACAATACAAGGACACGGCGACTCACCTCACAGCAATCCTAAAATTGCAGAAGGATCAGGTAAAGTAATTATAGAAGGAAAACCAGCCGCAAGGGTTGGTGACTCTGCTTCTTGCAAACATGCTTTATCCGGTGGTGCAAGTAAGACAAACATTGGATAAACTATTCAACAACAGTTGCGAGTTTGATAATCGCAAATATTACAAAATAAACCTTAATAATATAGATTCATCTTTGGCAGAATATAACGACTTTTTTAAAGAAGCAGGTGTTGATATCCTAGGATGGAAGGAAGACGAAGAATTTATACTTTCTATTGCTGATAAAGATATAGACTATAAAAACTTTGATGATTTGTTTGAAAAAGTTTATAGAGACAAATTAGAAGCACAACAATACAATGTGTTTATAAGTGGTGGTCTTGACAGCACTACATTATATAAGTTGCTTAGAAGCAAGGACATTGCGTTTAAACCGCATTGTATTCGCTTAATATCGCATGGTATAGTATTCAATGATTTTGAAATAAAAAATATACCAGACGATGTAAACATCATAGATTTTGATATTTTAGACTTTTTTGATAGTGGCAAGTTCTTAGAAACCGCACAAAAATATCATTGTGTTACTCCACAATTTTTACCTTTACTAAAAGTGTTTGAGAGCATTAACGGACCTATCATAGAATCATCAAGTGCTCCAAATGGATTTATAAGAGATAATATATTCTTTGATAGAATGAATTCTAGATATCTTGCATATAGATATGCACTTGATATGCGTAATGACGGGAGTATATTTAATTTTTATCGCAGTCATCACTACATAGATAGCCTATCAACTAAATGTTACACAGATTTAAATAAAAAGTATGGCAGAGATGTAACTACTGGTGCTGGCGAAGGTCTTATGCACGAGGAGTATAATATAAAAGCACACTTATACAAAAATATTTTTGATGTAATTGGCACTATGTCAAATAAATTTACTGGCTTTGAGGCACTAAAAGTATGGTATGCTGATAAATATATAGGTAAAGATCCTTACCTGCAAGTGTTTGATCAACACTTTAGGGAAACATTACTAAAACGTAATGTAGATCAGTTTAAGGACTTAAATATTATATGCATATTGAAGGAATAAAAAATGGCTGTTAAAACATACTTAGTATCATTCGAACACGAGTTTATAGACGGGGACTCAATAAACTTTGACAAAACTGCAACGGAATCGGCACTTGCAAGTGCTGGTGCAACGTTAGACGCAGATTTTGATCATGCTTATGTTGGAATGTATAAATTTGATATTGATGATTCAAACATCGGTTCTATCTCGTCCATAGCAGGTTACAGTTGCTCAGAAAATGTAACCGACCAAGCAGATGCCACACTACTTATTAGTGAAGCGACAAGCGAATGGCACAAACAAAGAATAGTAACAAGAAACTTACCACTTAGAACAACATTTGATCCAGTTTATACTGGCGACGGTGGTATTGTTTATTTAATGGACAGTGGTGTTGACCAAGGTCACCCAGAGTTCTCAGGAAAAAGTTTTGAACCTGTATATTCAGTAGTAGAAACACCAGGTGCCTATGATGCCTTTGTTGAAGGCGGTGGCTCAGGTACAGATTTTGATACATCAGACAAACACGGTCATGGAACAGCAATGGCTAGTCTAATTAATGGTGCTACATTTGGTGTAGCCGGTGATGCCAAAATTGGTATTGCAAAGATATCAGATCCTTCAGTTGACAGTGGAGCAATAAAATTAGAAAATGTACTTAATGCCTTTAAAGCAATTAATAATGTAGATTTAGCATTAGCAGACGCAGGTTCAGTTACAACTGCTCCAACTGTATGTATGGCATGGAGTTTTGCAAAATCACAACTACTAGATAGATATGTAGAGTTTATGTATACCAGACAAGGTTTCTTAATGGTGGCCGCGGCAGGTAACGCCGGTGGTGATGTTGATAATTATTCACCAGCAGGCATCAACAATATATTAACAGTAGGTGCTAGTGATAGTTCAGACAATGTACCAACATTCTCAAATGATGCAGGAACAGTAGTTGAACAAGGTAGTGGACTACAAACAAACGGTGGTGAAGAAGTTGATGTTTTTGCACCGGGAGTAGCAGTTAATATAGCAAGTATTGCCAACAGATTAAATGACGGTAACTATACAGATGTTACTGCAGACGACTTAAAAGTAACAGCAAGTGGTACAAGTATTTCATGTGCCATAGTAGCAGGTATGGGTGCATTAACTTCTGAAAGATTTGGAAGTGGTAAAGCAACTGCATCGGCTATGAAAGAATTACTTATTGAACAATCATTAACTGGATTACTTTTCCAAGATCCAAGTTTATATAGTTCAACACCAAATAACATTGTGTTTGCAGAAAATGAATATTATGCAACTGTTTGGAATACAGCCGCTGGTAACTTAGGTGACTTTTTACTTACAGGTGCAGGCGACATAGATATTGATTTAAATGTTGCTAATACTGTAACAGATGTAGCAAGTTCAGACTTTGCTTCAATGCCACCAGCATTGACTTTAAGTGGTAATGCATCAGCAGGTTGGAAAATTACTGCTGATACTAGTGTAACAGGTAGTATGAGTAATACAACAATTTACAACTTTATCCTTACAGCAACTAAGAACGATAATACAAAATATAACAGACACTTTACTGTTAGTTTATTTGGCTCAAATGGTGTCACTGAAGACGAAAGAAATATAGGCAGTGAAACATACTTTGTTAATGACGGCGGAACACTAAGTGAAGTTGTTTATGGTTCAGGGCAGTATGCAGGACAAAGATACGAACAACAAAAATAAATTTAATTTATAAAAAAAGTAGGCTGGGAACAGCCTATTTTTTTGACTATACAAAATAAATACTACTGTGAATCCATATAACATATCATTTGAAACTATCAGTCATGTGTGGCAAAAACATTTATGGCAAAATAGAGTTAGTCCTATAGAAACTCATAGTGCAATGACTTGGCCTTTTGACGGTAATCCTATAGAGTATGATATGGATATTTTTAATTACGAACCTAATTTTTTTGCCATATTTCAAAGGCAAGAAATTATTGGAGTAAACAGTGGCCATAGAACAAAAGATAACATCTATAGAAGTAGGGGTATATGGGTACATCCTGACCATAGAAAAAAAGGAGTATCTAAAATGCTTTTTGACGCAACAGAAAAACAAGCAAGAAATGAAGGATGTAATATGATTTGGAGTATACCTC